CTTACCCCGTATTGGATAGATAAGTCTTGGTTATTATCAACATCAATTTTTTCGTAATTAATTTGGCCTGATAGTGATTCCATAATGGGGCCTAGTGTGCGACAGGGTTGACACCATTTTGCGCTAAAGTATAAGATTTTTTTACTCATAATTTAATTTTTATATTTCCATTTATAACCATAAGCTGTTTTTTGTTTACCACGACAGACAGCTCCAACACCATCGCTTTTTGGCTTGCCCATAATATACTGAGCTTCTGTTTGAGAGGCAAATTCTTTTATAAAATTTCCTTCTAAATCATACTGAAGAACAGGAAGGGATTGCCATGTGTTGGCTCTACCTTTAAGATATCCTCTAGTAGCCTTTATTTTTGCTTTATGTTCTTTACTAAATTTAGTTCCTTTAAGTGGGCTCATTCTACCTTTAAGATTCTTACTTATTTTTTTTCCTCTAGTAGGATGGTTAGAGATTTTATCTTTTGTTCCTTGAGATACTATATCAGCACCACCTCCACCTTCATTTTTATTTTCTAATTGATAACCTAGGTCTCTATATTTTTTTATATAATATTTTTCCCAGCGTCTCCAATTTTTAACTTCACTTATAACCTCCATTTTAATATTAGAACCAAAAGCTTGTTTATGGTTTTCAAATCGTTCTAAGTGTCGTCTTGATTTTCCAACATAAAATGGGATATCATCCCCCCTATGTAAATAGTATATTTTGGTGTGTTCCATGGTTATAAATATATAAAAATCCAAGGATTACACCAAAACTATTTTTTATTTTCTAACAATTTTTCTAATAATACTGTTTGTTTTTTTAATTCTGTTCCGAAAGTTGTTTCTGTCATCTTATTCTTCTATAATTGATAAAATTGAAGGTTCAGCTGTAATATAAAATTCTTCTCCATCTATAGTTACACTTTGTGCTCCCATTTTAGAAATAAGAACTTTCATTCCCACTTTTAAAATACTAGGAACATATTGCCCGGTATGAAAATTATAAACAGGGGATAAAGATACGATTTCTCCCATTTCGGGTCTTTCTTTACCCATATCAGGAATAATAATATTTCCTGCCATTTGTTCCTCCTCCTTAATAGGTCGAAGGATAACGTTTCCGTTAACTGGTTTTAAACTACTCATTTTTTACGATTTTTTCTAGCGTTGATTTTATTTCATTTATTTTTTATTTTCTAACAATTTTTCTAATAGTGCTGTTTGTTTTTTTAACTCAGCAATAAGTTCTCTTTGATTTGCTTTTTCTTCGATTGTTCTAGTTTTGTTAAAATACTTCATTTTACTCTTATTATTTTATTGGTTTTACTACATGGTTCAAAACGATAGCCTTTAGCTACCTCTTTTAAAATTTGTCTATAAATAGGAGATGACATTTCACACCCTTCTATTTTTCTACGCATACATTAAATATAATAAAAATAAACCTATAGCAGTGCTAATAAGCCATCTTTTATTTACTTTTGCTCTCATTTCTGGGGTAAGTTTAGTAGCCAAAAATACATCTTTTATAATGTGAAAAAACACCATTATAATAATAAAAACAACGGCACTAATTGTAAAACTTTGACTCATACCATTTCTTCATAAACCCCAACTACCTCAGCTAGAAGTAATCCTATAAATCCCATTTCATACCATCCCCAAACTCCAATTACACAAGCGGCAACTCGAATTCCTGATTTAATAAATGATATAATTTGGTGTTTTTTAGGATCTGGGATTTTTTGTCCGTTAACTTTTAATTCGCTCATAACTTATTATTTAATGTAAATATACGAAAGGCTCCCTAAGGAGTCAAATATTGTTGTATAGTTATTTGATTTTCTTTTTCTTGATAGTGGAAATCTCTATGACAATTAGAGCATAATACTACACACTTTTCTATTTCTTTTTTTACTTTTTTCCAGCCTTTTGTTTCACCTTGACTAATCTGAAAGGATTTTTTATTGGGGTTTATATGGTGGAAATCTAATAACCAATTTCTTGATTCTCCACATTTATTACAACTACAATTATCTTTATATTCGTTTATTTTTTGTCGTTGTATTTTTTTCCAAGTTCTAGACTGAGATTTCATTTTTTCCTTATTGTTATAATAATATTGTCTAGTCCTTTCATGACGACAATCTTTACAATAAGTGTCTAATCCTCGGGTTCCATGCTTACCAAAATATTCTAAAGTAGCGGGGAATGATTTTTTACAAATACTACATTTTTGGGTTTCCATATTTATTTTTATTATAAATATGGCGACAGGCCATCAAAATGACCTGTCTCCAAAAATTTATTTAAGCATTAGCTAGTTTATAATCTTCAATGGTTTTGGTTACATGAGATACTACTTTATCCCATGAAGCAATACCATCTTCATCTTCATAAACTACAGGATCAGGACGACCAAGTTTAATAAAAGCTTCTACACGTTCAACACTTGAAGCTGATTTATAATCTGAGTTTCCTGATGGGTAAGGTTTATAAGAGGTATTGGTTCTTTTATAAATCTCGTCAAATTCTAAACCTAATTCTTGTATTAATTGTTCCCCATCTTGAAGAATTCCAAATTTATCAGTTTCTAAATAAGGTGTAAAGTAACCTACTCTTTCATGATCCCAATTACCTGCTCTAAAAGCTGCATCATCGGCATCACGAAATTCTTGTCTACAATCTTTATAAACTTGGTGATCCCCTGCATGCACTCCTAAAGCAATATCAGTTTGTTCTTGTTTCTCATTTGCAATTGATAATGCAACTGCTTGAGTTAAAGAAGCAAAGATTTTGTTTCTGTTAGGAACAACAGTTTCTTTCATGTTATCTTGCTCGTAATGCCCTTCCGGCACATCTTGTCCACCTGTTACTAAAGCTGAGTTTAGTAGGTCTACAAGTCCGTCTAGTTTAATTACTTGGTACTTAATTTTAGAATATTTTTCTTCAAATCCATTAGGAGCATGATCGTGATGAATAAGTCTTAAAGGATTAGAGTTAAGATAATCTACTAATGATTGAGCTCTTTCAAGCTCTACTCTATGCTTTTGACCGTAATCAAAAGATAAAGCAGTTACTGAATCATACTCAGATAAGCATCTAAGTAACAAAGTTGAGGAATCCATCCCTCCAGATAAGGATACGACTACGTGTTTAGCCATGTTTAATTGAATTTAAAATTTTGCCAGGTATGTTTTGGATATAGGCGAATCCATTAATTTTACGAAACATTTTAGCATTGTGTAATATAGCTGAGTAGTCTATATCTTTAAAGTCACAATCAAAATGATCGTTCATATTAGCCTTAGGTTTTTCTGTTAGGCCATTTTCAGTATACATATTACCATCTATCGCTGCCATTATAGGATTTGAAGTATCTATTGATTCAATTTGAGGGTGATTATTATACCATCCAAATTCTTGAGGTACAGCACATCCTAATAAGTGAAATTTAATATCTTTAAAATTCTTATCGTTTAATAAACTTTTAACAAAATTAATTCTCCCAAGTGATTTATCTAAAGCTGTATCTCCGTACCAGGTAGCACCATAAGAAATATTTAACTTTTTATATCCCAAATCTTTAAGTAGCATAGCACATAAATAAGCTTTTTCTTCATCCTCACCTTGCACTACCGCTGTAATTGTAGTTTTCTTCGGGTATTTGTATTGTAACCAATATTTTGCTTGGGCCGCTGTTTGAGATTGTTTCATCCAAACATCAGGTACAATAAATTCATCTGGTTCTATTTCTTGTATCCAATGTATTAAACGTTTATGGTCATAAGCTTGTCCTAATTCATGAAGTGAGTTATCCATAATAATATAACGGCCTTTAGATTTAGCATCTAAAAAATATTGTAAATATTCCTCATCTTGATCTAGTAAATGAGGTAAACAATAGTCATAATCATTAAACTCAGGTGATGCTGTTAATAAGCATTTAGGAACTTCATGTGATACTATCATACTTTTCTAGGTCGGCCTCTACGTTTTAAAGGATAAGAAGCAAATGTTATTTTATATTTGTCATCTATATGATAATAAAAATCAATCAGGGATCCACTGAATTTTAGTATTTCTTCTTTTACTTGATCTTTACTAATTTTAAAATATTTAGGAAATTCTCTATATAATTCTTCTAATTTTTCTTTTTCATCACGCTCAAAATCCTCTAATAAACGCTTGCGACGTGCTCTTAATACTGCACTCTTTTCTGCAAATAGACCATGATCACCATTGCATTCAATTTCTAGATCATTAATATCATGTTCAACCCATGCTGCTTGATACCAATAATGGGAAAAATCATAATCACCATTTAATATGCGATCACGAAGTGGTTGGCGCTTGTTTAATGGTTTATTTTTAGTATCATACATTCGCCACCAGCGAAATTGATTATAGTTAAGTTTTTGCAATTTGGAAAATTCCTTTTGCAATTGTTCACGTGAAAATGTAGGATTAAATACCATGACCTTTATTTTTTGTAAATATACAAACCTTTATTTAAATAACCAAATTTTAATACACTTTTGTTAAATCATCTTCTGGGGGTAGAAGTGATTTAATTCTATCAATTTCTGTAACTATTTTATTTCTTCTCCATCCTGACATAGAGCGGGTTTGGAGTATATTTTTTAATTCTTTTATTCGGTTTTTAGCTATATTTACTTCTTCTTCATCAATAATTCCATCTTTATTTAAATCAAGTTCGTCCCATTCTTCATCTTCTTCTTTATCATTAGGTTCGTCATCAATAATTTCTTCCCTTTGTTTTTCAATTTGGTCTAAAGTATCTAAAAATTCTTTAGTAGAAGTAATTTCTTCAGCATCTTTAACTTCAATATCTTCTAACCCATCTTGTAAAGTTGTATCCCAAACAGATAAGTCTTCCTTATCTTCTATAATTTCACCATAAAGGTTTTGTCTATACTTTTTTTTTGGATATGCTTTTTCAAAAGCAAAGTTAGCTGCTATTACAAGTGATATAGCTAAAGGATCAAATACAAATATGATTACTAATAAAAGAATGTTAATAATCTTATCCATTGGAGTACCTGTTAATCCTGATAGGTATTGTAAAGGACCCAATTCACCAGCTACCTCAGTATTATTTTCTAAATCTAATATAGCTAGTTGATATTTTTGAAGTGAATCAGCTGCTATTTCTCTTTTAGCTTGTACTTCTTTTCTATTCTCCTCTTCAACTCTGATACGCTGTTGGGCAAGTCTAAGCTCTGCAGTAGAGATGGTGGTTCTAATGCCTCCAACCACCGATGTGTCTTTAACTTGGATTGAGGTAGATTTTGCGTTACTGAGAGTAGAAATATTGCTAGAGATTCTTTCAAGTTCGCTATCATATCTGATAACATCTTTTTCATAGAAATCTTTCTTTTGTGTTAGGAATGAAGTTTGGTTCTCTTTAACTGTTAACTGCCTATAAGTGTCTTGATATGCTGCACTTAAAAATCCATATATACCCATACTGGTAATTAATACAAGTATTAGAGCAGCTATCGTGAGATATGTTCTAAGTAATTTATTTAATGAGCCCCAATACTGGTATAGAAGTGAAGCAATTACTAATTTGGCCACTTCGAGTGAACCAGCCATAATAATTACCTCAAATGAAGCACCAGCAAAGAGTTTGCTCAAACCACTTACAGAATAGAAAGCGGCCGAAGCAGACACTGACAGGGCAGAGAATGCTATTATAAAGGGGAATATGCCTTGTTTTATTTTTTGTAGCATACAAGTAATATAAGGAGAGTTGTCCCATAAGACAACCCATCCATTAAAGTTTTTAAGCTAAAGCAGCTAAAAATGCGTCCCAATCAAATGCAGAACCAGGATCAGTTTTACCTTTACCTTTACCTCTTACATGATCTCCAGATACATCTGAATGTCTTACTACTTTAGAAACTGGAATATTATATTTATCCATCCAAAATTTAAATACTTTTACTGCAGAATCAAATTGAGCTTGAGAATAAGTTCCAGGTGTTTCTATTGCTTTAGAAAATGAAGCAAAATCATTTGTACCAGGTACAAGTAATTCTACCCCTAAATAATGAGAATTTAAACCAGATAAGCCTTCATGTAATGATTTACCCGCGTGAAATGCTTTGCCTGGGGTCTCTACCATTTTATCATATACTCCATCTGGTTTGATAAATCCGTGAACGGATAAACCTAATTTCTTTAAAAAATCTTTTGCATACATTCTTTGTCCCTCATACATTAAATATTCGGACATAGAGTGCATTATAATTCCTTTAGGTGCTATAGCCATATCTTAAAAATTATCGTAATCTATTTGATCACCACAGTTATCACAAAATTTAGGTGACCCACTTTCAATTGGTTCTGTTGGTGGGGGTAATATTGGGTCATCATCTTTACCATTAAACCAAAAATCAATAATACGAGAATAAGAACCTAAAAATGCTCCTAAAACTAATAATAGTATTTCTTTCCATTCTTGATTAATAGCAGGTGTATCACCATCTCCTAGGATAGCTCCACCAATACCCATCATAATTAGGAAAAAGGTTCCTAATACAACTGCGGTAATAACAAATCTATTTCTGTTTGCGTTTTTCTGTTTTGTTGATTCCATTTTATTGTTTTATTATAAATATTGATCTAATATTAATTGTGAAGAAATTTTTACAGGCCCACTACTATTACCAGGGGAAGGATCTTGCCCATATGGATTCCAAAGCATTCTTGGCTCTCCTCCCATTGTACTGTCATCACTATAATCGTTATCTCCACTTCCACTAACTAAAACATTGGTAGTGGCATTATTAATAAATGATTCTTTAATAGCTTTAGGTGTTGCTTTAGGGTTAACTTGTAAAGCTAAAGCAACTAATCCTGCTACTTGGGGGGAAGCCATTGAAGTACCACTTAAAATTCCCTGTTTGTAAGAATTATTTAAATTATAATCTGCACTAGTATGTACATTAATATTAGATACAGTACTCATTATAAAATGACCAGGAGCATAAATATTAACACCCGGGCCGGCATTTGAGAAATTAGATTTTCTATCTGTAGTAGCACTTGGAGAATTATAAGCTACGGATCCAACTATAAATGCTTCATCATCATAAGGTGAAGATCCTCTATGATAATAAAAATTACTACCTTTAGTAAAATAATTATCGTAATCTACTCCCCCAGGAACATCTATTTTATAATTTAAGTTACCTGCTGCTATACAAACTATAATACCAGCATCAACCATTTCTTGGATCTCAACATCTACAGAAGATACCCTAGCATTTATTCTCCAAGTTGAACCACCACTATAAGTAGCGATACCAAACTCACCTTGTATATCACTAGAAGAAGTATAATTTGTTCCCCTATAATTTATATTAGTTACTCCTCCTGCAGATAAATCTGTTCCATATCCCCAAGACATATTAACCACTGTAGGTCTACTTCCACTTTTATTTAGATGCCATAAACGTATAGTATCAAAAGCATCTGCTATAGGAATACCTCCATTAGGATCACTTGCTCCTTGTAAACCATTTAATTTTTGAGAATATATTCTAGATTCTTTAGCAAAACCAAATGTTTTACCTGCTGCTATACCAGCACAGTGAGTTCCATGACCATCATAATCAGTATAAAGGTTAGCAGGTTGGGTACCAGATATTCCTGATTCTGTGTACCAATCTATTTGTTGTAATCTAGTAGTGCCATTTGCATCTTCCCATTCAGGGTGACCTGCTTGAATACCACTATCTTGAATAACTACATCTACTCCTGTTCCATCTAAAGTATAATAATAACTTCCAGATAAATCATAGTTAGTTCCGTAATTATTTGTTTTGTATCTTGTTCTTAGTAAACCCCAATTTCGAGCACTACCTGTGGCATCAACAAAAAAATTATCATCAAAATCATTAGCTTTAGTAAAATCTTCTGTTTGGATTGCCCTACGGCCTATAGAAATATCATCTCTTTGGTCCGCAGGAATTTCAACACAATATACTCTTTTATCTTGACGAATCATTTCTGCTTCTTCATCTGTAAGATAATAATGTGTTAAACGATTACTACCAGAACGAGCATTAGCTACTTCAACTCCACGATTGGGGATACTATCTAAATTAGTAATTGTCTCTACATCTTTCCAAAATTGGACTGTATCGACTCCTCTATTTAGACCTATAACATATTCTTTTTCCATATATTATAAATATTAGAAACTAAACCTAGATCCTATAGTAAAACTCCAAATTACAGGAAAATCTTTAATTGTTGATGTAATAGTATTAACTCCTAAATTAGCTCCAAAACGTTTAGTAAGTTGATATGTAAAACTATTACCTGCTATAAACATAGTATTACTACTAAGTTGTATACCATTTCCATGAAATAAACCTATTGAGGCAAATGGGGTAGAGACTGCTAACATAGGGGTATAAGTTAATCTATCAAAGTTAAATGATTTAGTATAAAATCCAGTTAATGAAGTACCTACAATTTGTTCATCATAATATACTAATCCTCTTCTAATATCTAATTCTAAAGAAGTTAAACTAGTTCCAAATGCTAACCCTTTAACTGATCCTTTTTCACCTAACCATACCATAGAATGATTCATCATCCCCATATAAGTGGTATACATTTTAGCTCCACCTATAGAAGCAGAATATACTCTACTTATTCTACCTTCTTTATTTATATGAACTTGAGAATAGTTTGCTGTTAACATAAATTGCTGGAGGTTTGAATAAATCATAGCATTTAGTCCATATGTTTTATCTCCCATTAAAGATGATTGGGAAACACCAAACATAGTAGCTGTTGAAAAATTACCTAAAGGATCTTGTTGAGTCATTACATTAGCCATAATAATAGGAGGGGCTAATGCTCTTTTTTTCTTTTTTTCTTCCTCTTCTTCTTCATCTTCAGATGATGATTCATCTGATTCTTCTTCACTATCTTCTTCAGATTCTTCTTCTACTTCTTTTTCTTCAGATTCTTCGCTTTCGCTTTCTGTCTCTTCTGAATTTTCTTCATTTGAAGATTCACTATCTCCTCCATCTTCATCCTGTGACGTTGATGAATCTTCTGTTTCACTATTTGATGAATCTTCTCCTCCTGAATTGTTTGATGTAGATTCTGTTTCTGTAGTTTCAGTTTGTGATTCGCTAGTCTTTGTTGAAGTCGTTTCAGTTGTACCCTCCGTTGTTCCAGTTCCCCCAGAGCTAGTCTCAGTTCCTCCACTGGTGTTGGTTTGAGACGTAGATTCATTAGTACTAGTTTGTGGTCCACTAGTTGTAGTTGGTGCACTAGTATTTGTACTCGAAGTGTCCACAGGTGCACTAGTAGTTTGAGGCGTAGTTTGAGTTGTAGGAGGTGAAACATTAATCTGTGATGTTTGTGCTGCTGCTTGAGTCGCAGCTTGGGTAGCTTGTTGTACAGTTTGTTGAGTTGTTTGTTGTGTTGTTACTGCTCCAGTTGTTGCCGTAGAGCAAGGATTCAAGCTTGACCACCATAAATATGTTTCCTCTAACCAAGATTGTAAAGTCCCGTTTTGGAAATCTTGTGAAGTAAATACTTTAGAGCGATTATAAAATGCTACTACTGTCTGTCCATTCATAGGTACAGAAAATACCTGAGTCTGCCCAGTACATCTATCAGTATAGGTCTGGATTAGGGTCTGTGCTAGACCCTGACCCATCCCCATCGCAGTAATTACTATAAAGAATAGTAACCGTCTCATAACGATTAATTTTCAAATATCTTCTTCTGAATCATTCTCCTAACAATTTTGTATACTGCAGTGTTAAGAGCTTTTTTAGTTGCAGTTCCTATTGATGATTGATTGAAGGCTACTTCTTCTAAGTTCTCATCATTTAATAATGTCATCTCTCTGGTAGTGGTTGCTTTACCTAAACCTGAACCAGTCATATAAAGACCAGTCTGTGCATCTACTAAACGTACTTGTAAGCCTAATCTAGTTACAAGTTTGTTAGTGACACCATCTTTGAGGTTAACGGTTTCATCTTCTGAGATTGAGAAGTCGTATACTTCGATATACCCAAAGTATTTAGCGCCTACTATATTACCTTTAAGTTCATATTTTTCGGTAAGTAGACCTTTTGCAGAAGCTTTATATTGAGTTACCATTCTATTTTTAATCTCGTCTTTTGTTTCAACGAAATCAAAACGGAAGGTCTCTTCCATAAACGCTACTGTAATGTTGGATAATCCTAATCCAACTCTATAATCTCCAAGTTCGGGGTATTGAGATAAAATCTCTTCACTTACTCCGATAGAAAGGATCGCTACAGGTACGGGTTCTCCCCAATACTCTGGTATTTGATAGACTGAGGCTTCTTTTTCAAATCCTGCTTGGTAGTCCTCGGTAACTGTACGTCCTAATCTCTGTCCAAAGGTTAAA